GCATCATTATATTCTGTGCGTCAAACACATATGGCTGAAGATCTTCTGGACTTAAGTTTGTGTTAAGCGAAGTGTATGATTTAAGTCTTTCCTCTGAAACGAATAATACTTGTTGTGACATGGTTTGATTTTTATATTTTTAAACAGTTGCTATCTCTACTGATTTGTCAATTACGTCTTCACCTTCTGGGAATAGTTTAAGCGGTTCAACATAAAGCTTTGTGCTATAACCATGATAGTACATTAACTTATCCATTGGTTTTAATAGCGCTTTAATATCTGGTTTAAGTATTGTGTTCTTAAATAATTCATAAGATGTTTTTAACTCATCAGTATTAGAACTTAAACCGTTACCTCCTGCATGAAGTCCTAATAACATTGGGTTACTAATTCCATGTCCGCTTAAGATCCTTGATGTTATTCTAGTTTCTAGATCTACATAATATCCGTCGTTTGCACTTGTGATAGGTGTAACATCTGGAGCTTGATCTGGTCCATCACTAAATGAACAGAAGAATCTTCCAGTGTTTTGTGTTCCAGAAAAATTAGCAGTTAACGAATCGTAAATCTGTTTTTGATTTTCTATCGATGGTGTACCGTTCTTGAAGCTAATAAATAAACTTGGGTTAAGTCCATTTGCTAGATTGCTTAGGTGAAAATTACTTACCTCTACATCGATTGTAATGTCCTGTAACGAGCCTGAATAGCTAGGGATAGGATAATACTGGGATTGAGGATTATAGTCAAAGAAGTACATCATTTGACATGGTTTTTCAACTGCGCAGTTAGGATCAAATGCTTGATACTCTATTGGTCTAAACTTTCTAAAGTTGTTCCAGTTACTAGAATAGTAATAGCATTCAACCTGATCTGTCTTAGGATCAATCTCACCAGATCTAATAGATGGAAATGGTATGTGATAGAAACTGTGTATTCTATCACCGGTTGCATTCCAAATAACATTACAAGCAAATCCTCCGTATATTTCATAGTCTGTAACTATCTTTTCAAAGACATCGTTCCAAGATTCTGGTTGTCCGCCGTCTCCGTCATTAGCTCTACCTAAAACATATTCGAGTGAAGGATCTACAGTTCTTAGACCTTCACCAAACACACCTAAGATCTTAGCTTGTAGTGCTCTACGATTGATAGCAGACTTAGCATAAAGTTCTGTAATGAAAGAAGGGTAGTCGTTACCAGTTCCGTAACTTTCCCAAGGATAACCTCTAACCTTAAAGATTAGTGGTATTGTTGGGTTTGCAACCATGTTTGTTTGGTTGTCCTGCCCTACTGTATTAAATTTATACTCTGCCATATTATTAAGTATGTTTTATTAGATTTTTGACATTGTTTTAAAAGCTTCTAGTAAGTGCTACCCTAAATTCACCAAGTTTGCTATAAGTGCTTTCGGTAGTTTGGTTATTGTAAATCTCGTAAGCATCACTTTGATTAAGTTGTGTGGAAGTCCAGGTGTCTCCAATTCGTGCTAACCAAGAACTTAATGTTGCAGCATATGGAATCATAGCTTTTAAATCATTTAATGAAGGGAGAAACCAATCTGTATAACCATTATAAGTTGAATCATAACACTGAATAGCTGCAGCATTTTTATAAACTTGCCCATACGCTGCTACTATTGCATTTGTATTTGCTGCTCCTGCACCAAGAGCAGTACTTGTTGTTACACTTATTTGAGGGTTAGGACCAGCCCATTTCCATAAATAATTAGCATTACCAGCATTATAAATAAACTCACCAAATATAAGTCCGTGTTGTTGGTTAGCATCGTAACCAGGATCACCTAGTTGTAGTAAATAAACTACTGTTCCCCCGCCATAACTATCACCTAATTGTATAGGTAAACTTGATCCTGTTGGTGTAAAAATATTAAACATGTTTTATAATTTTATCCTGTTATTGTCCAGCCCTTAGATGTAACTATTAATCTATCTGCTGCGGTAAGTCCTGAAGCTCCTACTGCTCCTGTTATGTCAACAGTTTTAGATACAACGCTTGCTTGAGCTGCCATGTCATTAAACATTGTCACAATAGCTGCAGTTCCCATACTAGTATATGCAATACTAATTTGTGGGGAAGACCCTGTCCATTGGGTTCCCCCTGTTGCTAAAAGTCTAACAGCAGCTACTTTATTAATAGTTGAATTATTTACGTATCCGAAACAAGTAAATCTAGATAATCTTGGAGAAAGACTTATTGACTGAAGTTGGTAAATTCCAGTAAAAGTATTATTAGTAGTTGTCGATGCATCAAAAAGTGTTGCAGTAGCTGTAGAACCTATTTTATCCATATTGTTAACAGTTTCTAATCTTGAGCAACTCTGAAAAAGTTGTCCTAGACCAGTAGTAGATACTGTTACCCCTGTCATTTGTGTACTAGGTAATGTAACAGTTACTAATGAAGTACAACCACTAAAAGCACTCGTCCAAGTTGTAAAGGAAGCATTAATACTAGAAAATACCACAGATGTTAAAGATCTACAATTAATAAAAGCACTTTGTGCAGTTGTTGCTGCTGGAAGAGCTGGAAATGTAGCACCACTTGTTAATGAAGTACATCCATTAAAAATAAATGCTATAGTAGTAACCAAAGTTAAAGTTGTTGGTAAAGTTACAGTCTGTAAAGAAGTACACGAACTAAATAAACTAGCACAAGTTGTTACTAGTGGCATACTTGCAGGTAATGTAGCCGACTGTAAACTAGTACAATTATTAAAAGTTTGGCTTAAAGTAGTACAGTTAGCTAAAGACGCTGGGAGAGTAATAGATTTTAATGAAATACAATTAGTAAAAGTAGCACTAAGACTAGTAATAGTTCCCCCTTCAAATAATTGAACATTTTGTATAGAACTACAGGCGCTAAAAGTACTTGCAAGTGATACTGAGGATGTTACAGTTACTGGAAAAACCACCTCCTGTAAACCCGCACAACTGGCAAAACAACTAGTAAGATTATTAATACCCACTGCACTATTAGGTAATATTACAGATTTTAACATAGAACAAATTTGGAAAGTTGAATTCATACTTGCAATATTTGGACCTTCAGGCATTCTAAAAGAGGATAAATTAATACAAGAGCTAAAAGTGGTTGGCATGTCTAATACTACTGCTGTGCCTCCAGTATAGTCTCCTGCCCAAATAATACTTCTTAGAGAACTGCAAGTAGAAAATGCTGATGACAGACTAATACTACCTCCCGCTGTTGTTCCTAATCTAGGAATAGTTATATTATTTAAAGAAGTGCAACTTGCAAACGTACTTGCTAGGCTAGTAATTGCAGGAAGTGAAGCTGGCATATTAACTAATGTTGTCAATAAAGTACATCCGGAAAACGTTGTATTCATAGCTGTCAGAGTGCTAAATGCAGTGCTATAAGTTGGAAATGTAACTGTTTGTAAATTTTTACAATTTGTAAATGTAGAATCTAAATTTGTACAAACTATTGTAGCAGGAAAAGTAAATTCTAATAAGTTATAGCAACTATTAAATGTATTACTAAATTGAATATTAGTAGTAGTACCCATAGTAGTTGGCATAACAACTTTTGACAAATTTGCAGCTGCTGCAGTGCTAGTTGTAGTATTATTAAATGAGTTATTAAAAAAACCACTGACAGTATTATAAGACATATCAGATGGAAATTTAACGTATTCTAAATAAGTATAATAACAGGCAATATTACTAGTTGCTGTGCTAAAGTCTGAAGGCTGAGTTCCGTCTCCATAATATATTTCTAATAATCCAGTAGCATTTATTACAAGATTGCTTACATATGGCATTGATACCCCAGAATTACCATTAATCTGTGCTTGGGTTATAACACAACCAGCATCAGTATAAACTCTTACTTTCCATGTAGTATAACCTCTAGAACAAGCTGTTCCTGTTCCTGCTACGTAAGTATGTGTTGTAAAAGTACTTGTGTCAGTAGTAACTGTACTAACTGTTCCATCACCCCAATCTATATAAAGATTTTCTGATGCTGGTCTAGTAAAAGTAGTTTTAATTGCATACACTAAAAGAGCAGCATCGGAAACCAATAACTGTACTTCATTTGCAGTATCTGTAATTACTGGCCAATCTGAAGCTCTTGCCCAGGTTAAAGGTGCTGTAGAAGGATTTGCCTTACCGGCTCCCCATTGTGAAGGAATATTAAAAGCCATATTATGATACTGTTGTTATAATTATTTGCCCTGTAATTGATGCAGTTGGTAAGAATGCTGAATATAAAGTAGCCGAACCACCTGTGGCTGAAATGAATGGATAAACCTGTGCAGTTGTAACAATGTTTGCACTAGAATTATATGGTGTAAAATTTACGTCTGTAAGAGCAGTAATACTAGCATCTGAATAGGTGTACTCATAGTATCCTCCGGTATAACCCCAACCTCCAGTTGCTAATGTTTGATTAGCTAATCTTATTGGGGTAGATCCTCCACCACTACCTGTGGGTCCTGTTACGCCATTAATTCCTGAAGTACCTGCTGCTCCGCTAGTTCCACTAGATCCATTAGTCCCTGTTGCTCCGCTGACCCCTGAGGTACCACTAGATCCTCCTACACTAGTTTCTCCTAGTGCTATTGATTTTAAATTCCAAATAGAATTTGCACTAGCATTTGATGCAATGTCAAAACCACCAAACCAAATTCTTACCCCTGAAGTTGTCTTATTAGAGAAATTTATATAATTAGCTCCGAAGACGTTTGAACCTGCTAACCAACCTGGATTACTATTTGTGTCAAAAAAGAAGAAATCTGTGGTGTAATTAGTAGAAAGAAAAGGTACAGTAAAGGTAACGTCATAATAAGATGCAGCGTTACCAAGAGGATCATTTAATCCCCAAACCCATCCTCCTGTTCCACTAAATTCAATATTTTTAGCAGTTAATCCAAGTCCAGCATCTCCTGTAGGTCCAGTTATTGAAACTCCCGAAGTTCCTGAAGTTCCACTGCTGCCACCAGCTCCTACTGCTCCTGAGGTACCACTGCTACCATCAGCTCCAGAAGTTCCACTGCTTCCAGAAGTTCCACTAGATCCTGATGCTCCACTAGTTCCTGAAGAACCTGATGCTCCACTAGTTCCTGAAGAACCTGATGCTCCACTAGTTCCTGAAGAACCTGATGCCCCACTGGTTCCGCTAGATCCATTAATTCCACTAGTTCCTGAAGAACCTGATGCTCCGCTGGTACCAGAACTTCCTGCTGCCCCTGCTTTTGCTCCCCAATAATATGTACCATCATATAAGAATGAAATTATATCAGTAGCACTAATAGCTGTTTGTAAAACTGGAATTGCGTTTAACCAGTTAACTGAAACTGGCCAAGTAATTGTGTAACCTCCAGATCCTCCCTGTTGAATTTGTAAAGCATAAGTTGCTCCTGGTACTGGATTGCTAAATGTTACTGTTGTACTTCCGGTTAAACTTATTTTCTGAACGTTTGAATTGTTAAAGTTAACAGTTCCTGTTCCGGTAAAGTTGCCATTGTCATACCAATATGTAGCTGCTTGTCCTGTTACTCCTAGGACTGTTCCTGTAAAGGTTAAGTTAGACTGAGCATTTATACCTCCAGTAGTACCGTCTGATGTAAGTAATCTTGTATTACCTGGATTACTAATTGTAGATCCTCCAGATCCTGAAGGTCCTGTTGCTCCGTTGACTCCTGAAGTTCCGCTGGTTCCTGCTGATCCAGAACTTCCTGAAATTCCACTTGTACCGCTAGATCCTGATGTTCCGCTAGATCCATTAGCGCCTGATGTACCTGAACTTCCTGACGCTCCTGTATTTCCTGAAGAACCTGAAGAGCCACTGCTTCCACTACTTCCTGATGCTCCAGTATTTCCTGAAGATCCGCTGCTTCCTGATGTTCCACTACTTCCTGATGCTCCAGTATTTCCTGAAGATCCGCTGCTTCCTGAAGTACCTGCAGAACCTGATGTTCCACTACTTCCTGATGTTCCACTGCTTCCTGAACTACCATCAGAACCCGATGTTCCACTACTTCCTGATGTACCACTGCTTCCTGAAGAACCACTAGTTCCTGAAGATCCGTTAGATCCTGATGTTCCCGAACTTCCATTAACACCTGAAGAGCCACTGCTTCCAGATGGGGTTGATACTACAATTAGTAATATCGGATCATTATTTGAAAAAGAATGTGTAGAAGTATTTAAAGTTACCCCATACGTCCAATATGTAGAATTATCAGTCTTACTTGTAATTGTCCAAGTTTGATAATTTATGTGACTTGCTTGATCTTGAATAGTGATAACACTACCAATTGCAAGATTACTTAGAAAAAGATCAATATTGGTATTACCTTGTTCTAATTCAGAAACGTTAAGAGAGGTAGCAGATGCCTGAGTAGCATTATCCCAAAGAATATGTCCTGATCCAGGATCTCCTGATTGGCTGTTAGTTTTTGCTTGGTAATTAAATAGGGAATTGGAAGCTCCATCTACACCAGAGGTTCCACTAGTTCCTGCTGAGCCTGAAGTACCTGCAGAACCCGATGTTCCTGATGATCCATTAGAACCGCTAGTTCCTGAACTTCCATTAACGCCTGAGGTGCCAGAACTACCTGTAAGTCCTGAGCTTCCTGAACTACCTGATGTTCCTGTACTTCCAGAAGATCCAGAAGATCCAGAAGATCCCGCAGAACCACTAGTTCCTGAACTACCTGAAGTACCACTAGAACCTGAAGAACCTGCTGATCCTGAACTACCCGATGTTCCTGTACTTCCAGAAGATCCAGAAGATCCTGAAGAACCTGATGTTCCGCTGGTTCCAGAACTACCTGAAGTTCCGCTGGTTCCTGCAGAACCTGCTGATCCTGAAGATCCTGAAGATCCTGCAGAACCTGAAGTACCACTAGTTCCTGATGTTCCTGCACTTCCAGATATTCCTGAAGTACCTGCACTTCCTGAAGTTCCTGATGAACCTGTTTTACCACTGCTCCCTGCTGATCCGCTACTTCCGCTAGTTCCTGAGGTTCCTGAAGTACCTGAAGTTCCGCTGGTTCCGCTAGTTCCTGCTGATCCAGATGTTCCGCTAGTTCCTGCTGATCCTGAAGTACCTGATGTACCACTAGTTCCTGATGTACCACTAGTTCCAGAAGTTCCTGAAGTACCACTAGTTCCTGAAGTTCCGCTGGTTCCAGCTGATCCAGATGTTCCGCTAGTTCCTGAGGTTCCAGAACTACCTGATGACCCAGAACTTCCTGAAGATCCTGCACTTCCACTAATTCCAGATGTTCCGCTGCTTCCTGCAGATCCTGCACTACCACTACTTCCTGAACTACCATCTATTCCAGAAGTACCACTACTACCTGCAGCACCTGTTACACCTGCTTGTGTGTAAAAAATAGGTAACACGGAAACTGAAACTGAACTAGTTGCTGGTTTGTTAGGCAGCGTTCCTGCTGCTTGGAATAACGCACGCATTGTTGTGTCAGTCGAACTCCAGTATATTTCATAATAATCCCCGCCATTAGCGCTAACTTGATAAGTTAGTGTAACTGCTTGAATTGCTCCAGAACCATTTAATGTTGTTAACTTATTAGATCCAACTACATTAACCCCATTTTTGCTTAACCAAACTTGAACAACATCATCGCCGGGTGAACTTTTATAGAATTGAGCAACAAGTTGAATATTGACTGTAAGCGTTGCTGCTAAGTTTATTTTAGAATTATCTGTAATAGACACTCCATAACTTCCTACTGTCGTATTGAGCGTAAAAGCATTAGCAGCTGACGGACTAGCGTTAGTTTGCGTGGTAGTATCGAAGAAAATACCGTAGAATCCTTGAGTTCCACCAGGTCCTGTAGGACCAGTAGCACCATATCCACCAGTAATTCCCATACCAGTAACGTTACCGGTAAAGTTTACAGTGGTATCAGATATCTGAAGTGGCATTACGTTACCAAAGCCATCTGTTACAGTTTGAAGTGTACCCGAAACTCCTTGAGAACCTATATTTAGTATTCCTCCGTAGGTATTTTGTATTCTATTACCGGTTAAATCAGCCATTATTAGGTGTGTGTTTTATTAAATATGTTTTGTAGCTATTATACATTTTCTTCCCATTCGTTCTGATCTGCTTCTGGAACGTTACTTGTGTTGTTCCATATTCCATTAGAAGTATAATAAACGTAAGATTGAAGACCTTCGTTATTAGATTGATAAACAACAGTTTCGTCTGGTCCAGTTGCTGGAACAAATATAACTGACTGAAGTGCTTCGTTTGCACTAACAAAAGTTTCAAAAATTACTTCTGGTGGGGTTTGATCTTTTAAGATCATCTGACCGCTATCGATTAAAGTACCGATTGCTGGATCTAATGTAGCATAATCTGTATTCCAGATTTTATAGTCCCAATTTCCTGATGGAGAAAGATAAATCTCCCCATTTGAGGGATCTTCTATGGAGATATTTGCTACTAAAGTGATTTCAAATTTAAGGAATCTTGTGTTTCTAACTAGTACAAACGGAATAACATAGCTCCATTCTTTGGTAAAACCAGATTGGAAACCTATTAAAAAATAATCACCAAATTCCTGTACATCGTTATCGATAGTATTAGCATAAATTACGAATTCATTTGATGCAAGTTGCTCTAGATTGATCATCCTTAAAAAGAAGTATTTAATACTAAATATGATTACAAGAAATATGACATAAAAAAAGGACTAGTTTCCTAGCCCTTTTCAATTTTTGCTTTAGATGAATTAAGCTGTTACGATAGTAAAGCCACTTAAAGCTGCTAATGAAGTCAATTCATAAGCCATATCAGGCTCTTGAGCACTGATAGTGATGCTATATTGATTAGCGTCTGCGGGGGCCACCCCTGTAACACTCGTACCTGCGCTGATGACACCACCACGAGTTTTACCCATTAACCAGTAGTTATCGTTATTATCTTGGAAGATAACTTTGATATCTCTGTTTCTGCTTAAAAGAAGTAATTGATTTCTCTTTTCTGCAGATAGTTTCTGAACGTTGATCGTGATAGCTTGATCGTAGAATGCGGTACCGTTTGTGTTA